ATTAAGATTAGGCGACAATAAAGTCAATGCGACACTATATGATATATCAGATGATCTAACGCACAAGTCTAAAGAAAATTATACCCTAAAGCACTTCCAAGAAAGAATAAATATATACAACGAGGAAGAGTTTGATTACGAAATACATAATATCAACCTAAAGGATTAAAATGGAAAAAGATTATCGTATGGTAAGACTAACAGACGGAACTACTATTATGGGTAGTATCGTTGTTGATAAAGACTTCTTACGAATCACAAACGCATTAGAATTAAATACTGTAAAGAGATCAACCGAAATGGGTATGAAAGATGACTCTACTTTAGCACCTTGGTTGCCATTTACAGATGATAAAACGTTTGTAATCCCTAGAGATAAGATATTAGTAATTACACAGGCAGATCAACATATATCACATTACTATGAAGTAATACTAAAAAAAGTTCAACAAGACAAAGAAAAGGCAAAACCTACTTTGTCCGCTGAAGAAATGGAAAAAATATATAAGTTGGCAGATCAAATGGATAGATTAAGAGAAACCGAACCTAAAGAAAATTTACAATGGACGGAAGAAGATTTGATTGATTTATTCGGCAAGAAAACTATACATTAATATACAGCTATATAGCTGGTTCCCCAAGCGACTACATAGTCAGTATAACATAGATTTCGGAACTGTCAAGCAATTGAAAAAAATAATGTAACTGCTTTACATTTAGCTACAAAAATGATATAATGACTTTATAATCAAGAAAGAAAATTATGGAAAAAACAAAAGCAAAGTTGAAACCACACTACGTTGATAATAAGAAGTTTCTTCAAGCTATGGTTGAACACCGTCTTAAATGCCAAAAGGCAGAAGACAAGAAAAGAAAAAAACCAGAAGTAACTAATTATATTGGTGAGTGTTTTTTAAAGATCGCTAATCACTTATCTTACAGACCGAATTTTATAAACTATACTTATCGTGATGATATGATATCAGATGGTATAGAAAACTGCTTACAATACATGAGCAACTTTAATCCAGAGAAATCTAATAATCCATTTGCATATTTCACACAAATAATATACTATGCATTTATCAGAAGAATACAGAAAGAAAAGAAACAGCAAGATGTTAAGGCAAAACTAATTGCTAATTCTGGTAGTGAAATGATGTTAGATACTTTAGTTGGTGATGACGCTCAATATAAAAGTCAGATGTTAGAGTTTTTACAAAAGAATGTAAAAGAAAGTGACCCAGCAGAACCTAAAAAAGTAAAGAAGAAGAAAAAATAGATAATGAAAATAGCGTTGTTGAATGATACTCACTTTGGTGTGAGAAACGATAGTATGATCTTTGATGACTTCTTACATAAGTTCTATGAAGAAGTATTCTTTCCTTACCTAGAAAAACATAATATCAAAACACTTATTCATTTAGGTGATGTTGTTGATAGAAGAAAATATATTAATTTTAGAGTTGCTGATAATTTTAGAAAGAAGTTTCTAAACAAACTATGGGATATGAAGATAGATACTCATATGTTAATTGGTAATCACGATATCTATTTTAAAAATACAAATAGTGTAAACTCTTTACAACAGTTATGTACCGCACCTGATGGTGTTAATGAACCATGGATATATGAAGAACCAAAAGTAGTTGACTTTGATGGTCTAAAGATATTAATGTTACCGTGGATCAATCCAGAGAATCAAGAACAATCATTTAATATGTTAAACACAGCAAATGCTGATGTGTGTATGGCACATTTAGATTTAAATGGTTTCTATATGCACGAGAATATAACACAAACACATGGTTATGATAAGAGTATCGTAAAGAGATTTGACAAGACATTTACAGGTCACTTTCATTCTAAAAGTGATGACGGTCAGATATTTTATCTAGGTGCTCAATATGAAATGACATGGTCAGATTATGGTCAAACAAAATACTTTCACATATTTGATACAGAAACAAGAGAGATAGAGGCGATACCGAATCCTAATACTATATTTGAAAAGTTAATGTACAATGATAATGAAACAAACTATGATGATTTTAATATAGATCATCTACATAATAAATTTGTAAAACTTATTGTGGTTAACAAAAAAAATAATGAAATGTTTGATAGATTAGTTGATCGTTTATATAATAAGATAACTGTACACGAATTAAAAATATTAGAAGATTACTCCGACCTCAATGCCAATCTTGTAAGTGATGATGTTGTTGAGGGTACGGAAGATACAATGACACTTGTAAATAACTATGTAGATCAACTACCAGTCGATTTAGATAAAGACAAGTTAAAGAATATGATTAAAGAAACATTTTTAGAGGCACAAGATGATAGTATTTAAAAAAGTAAGATATAAAAACTTTCTATCAACAGGTCAACAGTTCATAGAAATACAACTAGATAGATCATCAAAGACATTAGTTGTAGGTGAAAACGGCGCCGGTAAGTCAACTATGTTAGACGCATTATGCTTTGGTTTATTTCAAAGGGCATTTAGAAATATTAAAAAAGATCAGATGGTTAATAGTATCAACGAGAAAGATTGTGTTGTAGAAGTAGAATTTGTTGTAGGACAGAATGAATATAAGATTGTAAGAGGTATCAAACCTAATAAGTTTGAGATATGGTGTAATGGTGTTATGTTAAATCAAGACGCTGCTGTAAAAGATTATCAGAAACATTTAGAATCTACAATATTAAAATTAAACTTTAGAACATTTACACAAGTTGTTATATTAGGTAATGCCTCATATCAACCTTTTATGCAGATGAGACCAGAATATAGAAGACAGGTCGTAGAAGAAATATTAGATATAGAGATATTTTCTAAAATGAATTTTATATTAAAAGACAAAGTAAAAAATCAAGATGAGCTAATCAAACAATCTGATTTTAATTATCAGTTGATAGAGAGTAAAGTAGATTCTCAAAAAAAACATATAGAAGATATGAGCGGAAATAATCTACAACTGATTGATAAGAAACAAATAGAAATACAACAATCACAAACAGATATAGACAACTATCAATTAGATATAGATAGAGTGACAGTTGAAAAAACTGCCTTACAGAATGAGATACTAGATGAAACTAAAATAAATAATAAGTATAAACAACTTCATAATGTAGAGGCAAAACTAGAAAATACTTGTATCAAACATAAGAAAGATTTAGAGTTCTTTGAAACTCACAATGATTGTCCTACCTGTCAACAATCTATTGATGAAGCGTTTAAATCAACAATGATTGATAAGAAAAAGAATAAAGTTGTTGAAGTTGAAAGTGCTATGAGTCAGTTAGTGAAAGAGATCACAGCTACTGAACAAAGATTACATAGTATAAATGAAACAATGATTGCCATAAGAGAAAAAGAATTGTTAATTAATAGATATGAAACATCTATATCAGAAATTAAAAAATATATCGTTGCTAAAGAAAATGAAATAGACGAATTATCAGATGACAAATTTACAACAGGCGTTGCTACAGGTCAATTAGAACAATTACAAGAACAATTAACTGAAGCAGATGTAGTAAAAGTTAAATACAAAGAAGAAAAAAGTTATTTAGATACTGCTAGATTTCTTATGCAAGATACAGGTATTAAGACAAAGATCATTAAACAATATCTACCAATAATGAATCAGTTTATTAATAAAAATTTAGCAGATATGGATTTCTTTGTCAACTTTACACTTGATGGTGCATTTAAAGAAACAATTAAATCTAGGCACCGTGATGAGTTTAACTATCATTCTTTTAGTGAAGGTGAGAAGTTAAGAATAGACTTGTCAATATTATTTACATGGCGAGAGATTGCTAAACTTAAAAACTCTACAAATACAAATCTATTAATATTAGATGAAGTATTTGATAGTTCATTAGATAGTTCAGGTACAGACGAATTTATGAGAATACTAACAAACAAACTAGCAAAAGAAAATGTTTTTGTTATCTCACACAAAGGTGATACCTTATTAGATAAGTTTCCTAGTATATTAAAATTTGAGAAATACAAAAACTTTACAAGGATGGCATAATGGCAGAGAAACTAACACCAGAAAAGATAGAAGAAATCGCTAAGAATTTTGAGAAGATACAAGAAGGTAAACTTCCTATAATTAAAGGTGATAAAGAAGAGGTTACA